CCTGAGGGCGAATACCTCGCTTGTTTTTACGCGGCACCGTGCTGGCAACCACGGCAGCATGCCACCTGACGCGCTCCCATGCTTCACGGTTGACACGATTCGTAGCCTCGCGACTGCCGCGAATTGCCGCAAATAACTCCGGCATTGTCATTGAGTAAAATGAAGATGGGGACAAGCGTAACTCGCCCATCCCCATTTCCATCAATTCAGTCCACGTAGGGTTCTCAGCTACGTTTTTTTTTCACCCTCTTTACCGTCCGACGGCATCAGCTTCTGAGACAACTTAGCAAAGTCATCCAACGAAACATTGTCCTCAATCCACTCGCGATCGACTTCAGGTGCCTTACCTTCAGCCTTGTAGCCCGCTTCGATAAAACACCACATCAACGCAATAATGTGTTCGACACGCATCGGCTTTGATCCAAACTCGAGTACGCTCATGTCGTCGAACTCGTTGTCGAACTTCTTCATTGCGCCTAACGTGCGTCGGATAGGCAGTTTTTTTCCGCTTAGTTCAATGTGTTCCGTCATAGTCTTACGTAATTTCTTCGTAGACAACAGTACCAGTTACCTCGAATGTCGCGCTGAAAGTAACGTTGTCTTCAGTACCGGCATTTTGCTCTAATGATGCAATGCGGGCGCGGCAGTTAAACTGATAGTCAGCCGTTTCGCCTGTGGTTAAAAGAATTGATACCTCGTCGCGACCGTTGAAAGCCGTCCATAGTTGACGGAAACCATTTGCAGCGTCCTCAGCAAAAAGGTGTGAAGTCGATACAGACGCACTGCGCAGACCCTCGGCAAGTTCACGCCATCCGCTCGACTGCTTCGTTGTAACGTCGCGCGCATCTTCGCTAATCGAAATGCTGCATTCGGTAGCGTGCGCAATAATCGTTTCTGACCCGTCTGTAGTGTTAAAATACACGGCAAGGTCAGTACCGTTCATTTTTCCTGTTGTTTGTGCCATTACTTATTGTTTGTGTCGGTACTGCCCGACGGTTTAGATTTCTGTTTTTCGGATCGCTTTACGGTAGGTTTCTGCGGTACAATAGTTTCGACAACGCGGTTGTCGTGCTTGTAGCTTTGCGCATCAACCTCTTTCGCGTAGCCTGCTTTAATCAGTGCGCGACCGTAAGACGCATTGACCTTCGTGCGGGTGCCTTTCTTTAAGGTGTCGTTGTTTGGTACGTTTTTTATTACTTCAATTTTCATTACACTGGGTTTTTCACTCGTATTATGTACACCTGTTCAATCTCGTGCCGACCTGTAATTTGATCGTAATCACCATCACTCGTCAAAAATTGAACACCATTGAGTTCTACACCGTCGTATGTGCCGTATGACACCCGATCCAAGTCGGCGCGAACCTTTGCTGCCAAAGTTAATAAATCAGGATATGAAATGCCATAGCAAATAATCTCGACCTCAACCTCATCGACAGTCGACACGCCTGACTTCGTATCGCTCGGATCAACGTTGCGAACCTGATACGTCGTGTACTCCTCACGATCGTTACTGTACGTCTCCGGGTCAGCGTGACCTGGGTACGGAGCCTCACCCGTGGTGCCGTTGGCCAATATGTTCGCTATTGCTTTACCGACGTCGCTCATAATGATCTCACGTATTTTTTAAATTTGCTCCGATATTCGTTAACCTGTGTACGCGCCATCTGTGGCTGTGCCGACTGCATCGACCGCTTAAACACACCAACGTTGCGACCTTGATATTTTTTCTTGCGAGCGATGCCCGATTCCACAAAGTGTGCGAAAAATCCGTCTTTATTGCTGTACGCTGCGACGCGTTTTAAAGTACTCGCACGTGGTCCCGCCATCATTGTGTTGCTACCTCCTTTTGGTCGCCATACACCCATTGAACGACGCAATGTGCCGCGTTGTATTTTGTTGCCGCGAACAGTTGTGTATTCACGATTCATCGGCTGTATGTTACGCCGCGCAGTCTTTACGTATATCTTAGCAATTTGCCTGTTTGCTTTTCGCAATTCTTTCTTATTGACCAAACCAAACCGCGCAAGCTTGTCCATTTTGCGCTGCATTTTACGCATCGACGTGTTATCGAATTTCACCGTTACCATAGCGTGTAAAACCAATATCTGTGCGTTTGCCCAGAAATGTCGCCCGTGATAAAAAAAGAATTCAACGTATCAGGAATAAACTTACCATTTTCGTCGTAAGGCGTTACGGATAGCACTGCAAAATTTGAAGTAAAACCGTCAATGTCAAGTAACCACCCTGAGCTAAACTGATCCGTTACGTTTGCCGCGTAGATGTCAAACGGAGGCGTGTACCCTACACCGTACCCCGACAGTACATCATTTAGGTCGCTGTTATTAACTGTGCCTGACCCGTCAAAGTCAAATATGTTAGGCGAATACACCCCGTACCACGATTGAAAATCCAGTAGCTGCGACGATCCCTGAAAGTAGTACGTGTCCGATACGAGCGTATCGGCGTCGGTTATCTCAACGCGGTAGCAATAGTAATCTGTAAGGTAATTTGAAAGAGGGTTAGATAACCGTTCTTTTGTACAAAAAGTCATACAACAAAGTGCAAAACCCGCGATAGTGTATGATAAATGCTTCATGCCTTTTTGTTTTGCCCAAACACCGCGTCAATAAATGCCTGAACATTTGCCGCTGACAGTGATTCATCGTCGCCTTGTAACACATACGCAAACGTGCGCGAATGTTCATATTTGCCCTCTCCTTCACGCGCCAAAACCTCAACGTGTGCCGTGCGCGTTTCTGCGTTGTAATTCACCGAACGCACCCGTAAAACTGGGTTGTTTAGTGTAATGTCAGCGAAGGTGTTCTCACCTTCCAAAGTCCATCTTTCGTCTTTTAATGCCATATCAATAGTGATTTCTTACTGGGAATACGTGACATATGTCGCTTGCGAATCCCAAGTCTTGTGTTCGTTGAACTCTGTAAACTGGAAATTGGCTGCCGTTTGAATCATTCATTTGCAAGTAAAAATTTGAAGCAAGCGCCTCGCAAAGTGCCGCGCTAAAACGATTATCAGTGCGCTCCGAAAAGAATGTATTTCCCGCCCATTCAGAACTATTTGGAAAGAAGTTTGCTCCCAAAATAGAAGCCATCGACGTTGTAAGGTCAGGCAGCCTCCATCCGCTTAACCCTTTTAGATTCGCGGTATGAACATACGCTATCCAGTCGTCAATGCTTTGCCCGTCAGGGTCGTTAACGGCAAGCGATGTTTTACTTCCGTCTTGAATATATCGAGTGATCTGACCTAAGCCAAACAAGTGATCTATAATGTAGTCCTGAATCGCACCGCTAAAGCTGTGGTTGAGCCAGTCGGTGTGAGCAAAAAGAGAATTTGCTGTACTGTCTGAAGGGTTTCCTGCGCTGTCAGTAAATCGGTATTTATTTCCAAAGGCGTTATTCTCTTTTAACATTGTCGGAGACACGCTGTCGTTTAACGATGTGCTGGGTTTAGGCGTTGACCTAACATCGCTCTGTACTGCCGTGTAATCAATTTCAGCAACAGCTTCAGGGTAACTCGGTGGCGTTCTATTGTATGTGCCATTCTGCCAATGCCATGCAGTATCGCCTACGTTGTAACTCGTGCGAAAGTGTTGCGGCATAATTTGCTGATACAAGATGCCGCTTTGAGCAGGAGCTGTCGGCACCGTTATTGTCGTAGATACTGCGTCTTGTGCAACACCCTGAATAGCGGCACCCGAAATAACAAGGCGAGAGCGACGAGGATAAGAAGTGTTGAAGCCGTCACTGTCGCGCACATTTAAGTCGCTCACAGCTATTGCCCCACCACCTGGATACGTTAGTACATCGTTATTTACTTGACCATCAAGAAAAATATCAACGCCGTCACTTGATTCTAACTGAAGCGTTTTCCACAGGCACGTAATGTCTTTATTACTCGGTACGTCCTTCGTTGTGCCGTCAACCTCCGTTACGCTGATGTCATCACCCGTAACTGTTTCGCCAGATGGAACCGCAACGGAATACGTGCCGTCGCTGTTTTCAAACGTACCGTCAAGGCAAGTCGGTAACGACGTCGCAGTACCCTCCTGATTGCCTCGCTTTTCAGTAATCAATTCGAGATACCTATTGCGTTGATAAGTGACCTCTTTGACCTCGATAATTTCGTGATACCTGCCTTCGTACAACACGCGGTACTCAGGTAAAATACCTGACACGTCTCTAATCGTAAAATGAACTCTTAATATTGGATAATCTGTGCCTGACTTCAATGGCTCCGATCCGTACTTTTCTTGAACATTTGCCCACGCATCAGCTAATTTTAGCCACGTACGAGTACGTGTACCCGCAGTGCCTACCACCGTCGTGTATCGTTGTATCTCAATTCGTTTGCTACGTGATCCTAATCGACTCATACAAAGTACGTATTTCGGTACTCACTCATCAATGCTTTAACGCCGTTTGGTATCTCGCGACTCACAATAGTTCCCACGACGAAATTTTCCCGTACATCGTAGTATTGAGATAGCATCAACCGAACCGCGTGCAATAGTTTTGCCGGTGGTGCAGGAGAACCGCTGATTTGAGGGTAGCCAATTGCGGCAGTAATCTTGACCGGCAACACATTCTCCGTATCAATCGCCGGAGGGCTGTCAAAGTGAATGTAAGCGCTGTTACCCTTCGTTTCAGGGTAGTACGCCGTAAATGGTATATCCGTATCGATCGGCGTGTACGTAACCGACGTCACCGAGCGTAATGGACCAACAGGTAGGTACGTATCAAAAAACGCACTCATGTGATACACGCACGTCACCTCATCTAAATACTGCCCTGTGTATTGCTGCACCTGATCAATTGCCACGTCAATCAATGCCGTGATAAGCGCATCTTCGTCGGTGGTGTCGACACGCAACCACGATTTCGCATCGGCAAGCGATAAAATGTCCGTTCCAGTTATCGTCGATGTTATTTCAGGTACTATGCGCTTCATCTGTTTAAATTAAAAAGAGCCGACCGATGCAACACCGATCGGCTCATTTTTTACCCAGTAAATTTATTACGATGCAGTAACGCCGTTTTCAAAGGCAAATGCAGTCGTTTGTGGCAGGTTAAAGTCGATCCACTGGTTCATAGT